CTTCCATTGACTGCATGTTTTGTTATTGAATCTATAAAAGTTGTATGTGCTTTGTTTATCTCTCTTGCATCTGCAATAGATCTACCAAGTTCGTGTGGGTGATTTTGTAAAAAGTTTTTTGTAAAGCTTGGCTCTTTACTTTTTTCTGTTCTGTCATATGGTAATCCTAATTTGTCGAATGCTTTTGCAATACTTCTTGCTGCATGTATTTCTACTTCAATTCCTGTTAAACCTTTGATTTTATTAATAATTTTGTTCTCTCGTTCTATAAGATTTTTTTTCAAATTAGCTGCATGTTCTAAATCTACACGCACACCTTTGAATCTCATGTCAACTAAACAAGGAAATAATTTTGTCTCCAAGTTAAATACATCCCACAACTCTTGTTGATATAATTCTGTTTCTAATTTTTCCCACAACTTTAATGTTGCCTCTGCATCACGCTCTGCATATTGTCCAACAAACAATGCAGGTAATCTCCATAAATCTTTTTTAGCATCTAGTCCGTAATCTTTTGCTGCTTCTAATAAAATTTTTTCATCTTTACCAATACCAACATAGTATTTTGCTAAAGTATTTAATTGATAAGATAGTCTGTTTTCGTCAATTAGACTGGCCGCAATCATTGTGTCAACAATGTGGCCTTTTATAGACAAACCTTCTTTGCGTAACCAACACACATCATACATTGCATTATGAAAAATAAAGGTAGTATCTGTTTGATTTAATATGTCTTGAAGCCATGAAAATACAAGTTTTTTATCCATATTTCCACCTTGCTCATGATGTACCGGAAAATACCCGGACCAGCCCTCTACGGCCACCGCAATGCCAGCAATGTGCCCTTCTCCAGCCACATTACCAGACCCTGTCTCTTTTAGATTAGGATCATTAGTCTCTAAGTCTATTGCTATTTTTTTACAGCCTTTAAGATCTTTTAATTCTTCTGGCATTACCCATTCCGTTTCTGGACTAAATAACGGAATCTGAGTATTCCTCACGAGTAATCCCTTTCAAGAATCATTTCTAAATAATGTATTGCCTTCTTCACATCTTCCTCTTTTCCTTTTACCGCATGACGACAAATGTATTTTATAGCATTTCCTTCTGCAAACAAGAGTTTATTTTCATTGATAAACTCTGCTGGTTGAATCTTCATATTGCGGTAGTGTTTACCACCGACCTGTTCTTCTAATGAATTATAAGTTGTACCTTTAAACATATCTTTGTTTGTCATATTATATAAGCTCGATCAAAACTTTTAGGATCTAACACATGCAATTCACGCTTCGCTCTCGTCGCTCCAGTATAAAATAATCTATGTAATTCATCTGGGTCATGACTAAATGTTTCTAACGCTGCATTAGTTAAGTCCTGCATAAGTAAAACTTTGTCAGCTTCTCCTCCTTTCGCTCCATGTATTGTTGACATTATTATACGAGGATTTTTATTTAACGTCTCACCGTTCGCCCTCATGTTACGAATGTAAGTTTCTGTAATTGGATCTAATCCTTCAAATGCTTCAAACCAAACATTGTCTGTAATTAATCCATAATCTTTTTGACATTCTTTTAAAGTATATTTTTCTTCTGAATGTAAAGTTTTACCTTTTTGAAATCCAGGTAACACATTTGTTCCTAGATATTCATATATATTTTTTATTTCTAAAGTATTTAAATGACAACCTTTACGCCAAGATTCCCAATTATTAATTGCTAACAATAATTTTAAAGGTATAGAATTAATTCCTTTGTATTGATAATACCAACCTCGTAATTCACAAACTTCTTTTACATTATTTAAAAAATGATTAGCTGATGATAGTATTAGCCAATTACCTTCTGACATATCTACCTGCGTAATATCAGAATATCTTTTAAGTATACCTATTTCAGCTCTAGGTTTATATTGTTTGTCAAATCTGTTTTGTACTTTGCCAATAATTTTTTGTGACAATTCGTGTATAGGTCCACCAGGTATACGATAAGATTGATCTAATGTTTGTATGTCGTCTACTTCTTCTTTCAATGCAATAAAATGATCTACATCTGCACCAGCCCATTTAAATATAGCTTGATCGTCATCGCCTGCTATGTAAGTTTTTTCTGCACGATTCCATATCTTTCTTACCATGTCCCATTGTAACAAAGACAAGTCTTGTGCTTCATCAATAAACAAAACCTCAAACTTATTGTGAGATTCTTTATCAATAAATTGCTCTAATAAATCTGTAAAATCTTTCAAACCTTTTTCTTTTTTGTATTTTTTTAACTCTTCAGCTAATAGATACAATGTATTTCTCTCTATGTCTAATATGTTTTGCCTAGAATCATAGTACTCTAATAAATCCATACGTTTTACACGAGCTGTATTTATAATTGTAAGATACTCATTGTCAGAATTAAATGTACCATCTTCCATAGAATATTTTGCAGTCTTAATTGGTATGCCACATTTCTGACCAAATTCTTTATAGTCCTCATGACCCATCATTTTTTCTTTGGTCATGCCTAATTGATTAAATGCGTATGAATGTAAAGTTCTAAAAAAAGGTAAATCGTTTTCTATATCTAATCCAAATTTTTCAGATGCACGAGTGGCTGCCTCTGTTGCAGCTTTTTTAGTAAACGAAAAATATCCAATTTGTTTAGGCCTTATCCCATTTTGTATAAATTCGTCGACTAAGTTTAACAATGTTGTTGTTTTTCCCGTTCCTGGTGGACCTAGTATTATTGTTTTCATACTTTTTTAATTTCCTTTCTGCTATTTGTAGCTGCACTTGTGTTAATTCTAATTCTTCTGTTAGCTCTTGTATTATTAATCTAAATCTTAAATGCCAATTTTTTCCTACATCTCTGTCATAAGTTTTTGGTTTAGACATTAAAATACCTCCTCTTGATATTGCACTTTAGATATACTTGCTTCTATTTTTTTCATTGTTTTTATTTTTACTACTCTTGGCTGTTGTGATTTAATTCTTAATCTTGTTTCTTCTACAAACACATCGTCTAATCTTTTTAATAAATTACCTGTTTTAATTTTGTCCATGTCCCAATTGTTTTTCTTTAAAAAACTATAAAAGTCTTCCATTCTAAAATATGTAAATTCTCTTTTGTCGTCAGTGTAAGGTAGTTTGTTAAATATATCATCTAATGTTCGTGCTGATTGTCTGTTAGTTGTCCAATCTTGTAGTAGTCCTGTTAACTCATTGGTAGGATCTAAAGATTCTAAAGGTTCTACTTCTTGTAAATTAGTCATCATTGGTTTTAAAAAATGTTGTTTCCAATCTTTTGGTTTTGGTATTGGTACAATTAAGTTAGCTTGATCTAAACATGCTAACGCAAATAAATTTGGACTGTAAAGTTGTTCTGTTTTTAATTCGATCCGCGCTTCTCCTACATCTAAAAACCATTGTGGTGGATTAGAAGTGTACTTAGTCAAACTACCAAGTACAGGCATCTCTTCTTCACCATACCCAACACCAAATCTTTTTGTTCTACACAATCCAGATTGACATACAGAATTTATAGGTGCATCTTTACATCTATATTTGTCGTAGCCTTTTCTATTTACAGATTTAATTAATTGTTGAACTTCATTATTACTTAGTGGTGGGTCCATGTGTTTTAAGTTTGCTTCCACTATCTTATCCTCCCAAGTATCTGGTTGAGATTGTTTGTAAAACACTGCAATGTTAAACAATGCATTGTTTCTAGATCCTTGTCCAAATCCTATTGATGCAAGTTTATTTAAACAAGGTGGTCCTAGTGGAAAGGCCTCTTCTCTTTTTTCAGTTGTGATTTGTATTCCTTCAACATCTCCTCTGGTGCAACTATACTTATCATACGCAATATAAAATTGCTCAAGTGTAAGAGCATTACCGTTATCATCAAACGCATATCTTAGTCCTTTCGTGTTATTGTAGTAGGGTAAATTTAAAAAGTTACCTGTGTCCCCACGTTCCACAAGTATCTCTGTTTGTTTAGGAAATATTTCTGAACCTTCATATCCTAAAGTTTTTGCAAATTGTTTTAATTTAGATTGCATCAAAGATGCAGGAATGTTTTCTTTTGTAAATAAAAATACGTGTGCGCCGCCTGACTTACTGCGGCAAACTATTAATGGGAGGTTAAGTTTACGAATACTTTGTATGAGGCTAAGATGATCAAAGTTATATTCGTCAATATCAATGCACCCCCACCTACAATCATTGTTTTGTGTAATAGGGATGATACCAAGAGCCGGGCCTTTTCCTTCGAGATGGTCTGACCATAAAGAGTCGCGTACGTCCCCCCGACAAATAAAAGCCTTACCTTTTTGTTTTCCGTTCTCTCCTCGCTCACCGGGTTGGTATTGTCCATAAGCGATATCTAATCCTAAAAATATTGATTTAAACTTGTCCATTATCATTTCTCATTTCTTTGTAAAGGGCGAAGTTGCCTCCGCCCTCATTTTATCATCTAGTACGGTGTACTATCCGATTTCTCTTCTACATCACTTTTTGTTTGAACCGCCCCTTTAGATACATTGGCTCCAAAGTCTTTTGCACCTAAGTACAAAGACTTATCTTCCTGACCTAAAATTCTGTCCATAGTTACAACCCAGCCGTACCAAGAACCTTTATCGTTCTTTTGTAGCGTAGATGCTAGATTATATACAACTCCAAACATAGGAGGAGTTGCAAATCCACCTTTGCCATCAGGAAATTGTGTAGTCTTCATCATAGAATTCCACTTTTTACTGACATTTAATTGAGTTGATTTCATTGTGATTAGAGCTGGTGTGAATCCACCAGTCGCAGTCTCAACCATTACAAAATAAGAAGCTGTCTCTTCTAAATAGTTACCATTAGGTAATCTAATTTTAGAGCCATCTCTCTTACCTGTCGCGATTACCGGACTGTTCGGTTGATGAATTGCCACTGGCGCACCAGGACCATCCCCTCTATCCGACCATTCTGGATAATCTTTTTTGTAGTAACAAGGAATAACCTTGATACCTTTTTTACCATCGTA